CGCCCTCCCGTGACCGTCTATATACGATCACGCCATCCCCATTCGATGCAACTAGCATCGCCGCGGGGCGCGGCATGTGATCCTTTTCCAGTGAAGTAGGAATATAGACCTACGTCACCGGTCAAGACATCCGGTTTCCCTAGTGATAAACTAGGTAACCTCCACTCCAACCGCTGCAATTGGACATTGTAGCGACGATTCTTAATCGAAGAATGCTTATCTGATATACCATCTATAGGTACATCATGATAACATTGGAGAAGAGATAAGATAGCTCGAGCTGTTCTAGTGAATCCACTTTGGAATAGTAGCTTCACTGTCTCAACTGAACTGATCCAATCGGAATAAGTCTCTACCGCGTCGACCTTAAGTCGGACGATGGTGCAGTCGATTCCATGGAAGAACCAACTACCGCATGCCTCTCGCACAGGTGTGCTATGACAACTCTTGTTAGAATTGACTACGAGGCCGCAACCGGCTAGTGTATCACACACTGGATGGAAGAATCTCCGGGGGACGATGATATCGTCTCCGAAGACTTGGATTCTGTTCTTTCTGACGTATTCGGACAACCATCGAGGTTTTCCTACACGCCATACTTGACCAGACTCCTCTAACATCGTAGCGAGTGACAGGGTGAAAAATACCAATGTCTCGATCGGGAAGCAAAGAGCATTACCCATGGTAAACATCGTCGTAGGAACGACGCGTTCGCCATCAGGGAGCTCAACTTCACGGGACCGAGCATTCACTAGTACGCGGTACACCTCTTTTGGAAAGAGGTAACGACAAAGCTCAAGTCTGAGATTGTCGCTAGCATCACTGAGATCGATCGTCGAGTATTTTAAGCTCTTAGAAAGATCAAAGCTTTTCCGTTGATCACGGAAATCGATGCAAGTACCGGTAACAAGATTGGTCTTAACCATCTGGTAGATGGTTCTCATCAAACCTTGCTGCAGGAACATAAGTTCTTTAGGTTCTATGCAGATAAGGCGATGTCCGCGGAAGTCTTTTGGGACAACGCAGAGTCGAGAAAGTCTTTCGACATCCAGCTCTCCTTGTGGGAGAGAGGAATGCTGGCCTTCTAGCAATCTAGAAGGTAGACCAGGCAAATTCCCGAAAGACCACTTGTCCTTCCCCTTAGAACAATCGTAAACAGCTCCGGGGCCATGGAGACCATAAGGTTCGTCAACAAATTGTGACCAGGAGGCGATATCTTCGTCCAAAATAACGGAACGAAGTATCCTCCTCGCGGTACTTAATGTCGCCGAACTGCAAGTCAGCATGAGAGGTTTTGTAACCCTTCGACGAAAAGTGTTGATCTCCGAAGACTCGTCTTCGAAGACACTCCCAGTCAGAGAGTTTACTACAACCTACGTAGAACTGGCGGAGGCATAGGATAGCCAACGCGAGATCTTGACGTAAGCGCCCTTGAATAGATGTGACACTTGTCAACTCAACTTCATCTTGGATTTCTCTCGGTATGAGAGTCGTCTCATTGATGACGTCTGTGAAGACAGGAGTTCCATCTAAGCGAAAGACACGCTCAAAACAATTATGCAAAAGAGATGGAAAACCATCTTCGGCATAAAATATTTTTGAGAGACCTTCGCTACTGAACGTTGTTGGAAATTCTTCGATATGGAGTCTTTCTCCTGTTATCAATGACTTCTCAACACTCTTTCCAATTTTGCATAGGTTCATCACATCAGTGGGCTTTAACAGCTTGATGATGTTCTGACATCCTAACGCATAGTTGGAAGAGATTTCTTCGGGATAGAGATCACAAATGTCTTGGAAAATACCAAGAAGAAAGGGTTTGTAGAGAGTGATACATGTTTCCATGTGATGCCTCCGGCCGTTAAGGTTGGTTACAAACAACACCTAGGGTAACTTAATTGTTACCGATAAGTTGGACGATACGGTTACACACGGAGACAATAAGTTCTCCGTACGTACCGACAACGTATCCGACAGCGGCTGCTGCCGTACACAATACAGAAGCAAACCGCTTCTTAACCATACAATTCTCCTTTACAGGATTCTTCCCTCAATAATAGCAGCACGATTGACACTTCCTGTGCCAGTCGCAGCAGCATCAATGAGAGCAGAAGCAGCGAGAGATATTATCTCTTTCTGCAGGGTTGGTGTTAAGATACTCTGATCTTTCGGGAGTGAAACCCGAATCTCACAGAGACATGTCGCTAGTTTCCCTGTTGTCACATTAGCCTCGGTTCTCGAAACCGATACAGTAACTTCGTCATTGCTAACACCTTTGTTAGCTTTGACCTTTTGCTGAACAGCGAATGGGACGGATAGGGCTCTACCAGAATTTATCCATCGTGCAGCATTCTCACTTGTTGTCACAAGTGAAAATGCAACTGTGGTGGAATTGTCCTTGTAGAGAGTTAAAGTTGTTGAAGCCATACGGCCCCCTTTCCTCGATTGCTCGAGATGGTTTAGTTAAAGAATCGCTGAGCGAACAGCGCTCCACCCGTGAGTAATTTACTCCAGGTCAGGCCCTTAGTAGCAAGCGTACTAGTAACTAATCCGTCAGAAACAGGGAAGCCAGGCGTACGATAATAAGTGACCTTCGATCCTTGCGAATCTGAATGTAGAAAGTCCGGCTCGCGTCCAATGGGGATTTGATAACCCCATGGAGTAGCGTTCCAGTAATAATACATTCGAGGGCAAGGAATCCAGTCAATATTGTACGTCTCGCTGTACTTAGTGGAATAACATAAGTACTTTACGTCCATGTTCGACAGTCGGACAAAATTAGGGATATACCAGAAGCCGCGTGTGTTGATAAACCAGTCAACTACGAAGCTAAAAGGTATAACTTCCCACATAATGTCACGAATTGAATACCAATTCACTTCAGAGCCAGTAAGCTGGAAAAGCCTCTGGGTGTAAGTTAAGGCATTCAATGCATTAGACCGTTGAACGCATCCCAATCGATGAGTGACAGTTTTGGTGACGTTGGATTTTCGGAACATACCGATTCCACCATCATTCCAAGTGTAACTCGCCTTTTGGGCTGTCCAAGTGGCTAAAGAGGTACCGACGTTATATTCCATAACGTCCGAGCAAAGAATATCCTTCTTAGATGAAGACATCCTTCGCTCCTGATCCAAGAACTGCTGCGTCAGCGGCGAATTCATAACTGTGGCGACAACCTTTGCGGTTTCGTCAATATCAGATTTGAATTGCTGCCAACCAAAAAGCTGTTCTAACCAGATTCCAGCGCCCTTCGCAAGAAGGCTAGCCGCAGTGAGTTTCCTAACTCGCTTGTGGAAATCAGGTTTTAGGAGGTTAAATGGATTACGAACCATCGCAAGAGTTTGAGCGCTCTCAATAAGCGCAATAGGCAAACTCAAACGCGTACGTTCGTTTCCACTGACCAGGGAGGCGAGAGAATCTAAGAGGTCGTTTGCCGGAAAAGCAATCGAGTCGGGGGCACGATCATCAAGGAAGAGCCTAATACTAGTCATTGCATCGGGTAACGGGGTTGCGTATTTTAAGTTAATACGCTGACCACCAAAACCAGCTGCGCTGAATTTAGTATGTCGGACTTCCCGAGGAACTTTGTACCATTTACTCGCACGAGCCTCTTCGTCAATTATTGTGCTGCGGGAAGCATAACCAGGTCCACGAGCACCCTCATAATATCCAGGACTGTCCGGAAAAGAATTCCAAGCAGTAGGATTTGAGAGTGTATCCGTGAACGTATAGGTTGTAGCAACCCTAGGCGCAATAAAAGAGCGATTACGCATCTCTACCTCCGAAGTGGGGGCCCAGTTAAAAAGGGGTTGAATTTTTCAGCACATCGATTCCGATG